GTGTTGGTGGGACGGCGGGTGGTCAAGCTGGCGCGGGAGCTAATGGTCAATTTAAAATAACGTGGACCTGACATATGCAATTCACTTGGTCGTTTCCCCAATTTATCGTTAACCCTTCCTACGACAGTCTTCAAAACGTCGTGACGGGGATCAACTGGGTCTGCACAGGATCGGACGGAACATACACGTCGTCGGCCTCTGGCACGGTAACCCTTGGATCCCCCAATCCCGCTGAATTTGTTCCATATGCCGATATCACGCAAGCTATGGCCTATCAGTGGGTGGCGCAAAGCATTAGTATGGCAGGGGTTGAGTCTCAAATTGCCATGCAAGTTACCGAGCTTTCCCAACCCGTTATACAAACACAAGCTCCGCCCTACTGAGGTTGCCATGGATCCATTCACCCTCATTGCCGGCGCGACAGCGATCTACAATTCGATCAAATCCGCCGTCGATGCAGGGCAGGATATGATGGCGACTGCCGAAAAGGTAAGCAACCTCTTTGGCAAAGTTGGCCAGATTGTCACGATAGCTTCTACGCCTCGTAAGAAAAAACTGTTTCAATCGCAGGCTGAGTTTGAGGCTGAAGCGGTCAAGATATACGCCGTTAAGGCTAAAGCCCTTGATATGCAGCTTCAGGTAAAAAATCTGTTTGTTTCCCAATATGGGAAAGCAGCATGGGAAGGCATTCAACGGCAAGTAATTGAAATGCGTAAGGAAGCTGCTCGTGAAGCCGCGGCCGCATTGAAGGAACAAGAAGAGAATCGCAAGGATGCTATTATGATTGCAAGCATTGTTGGCTTTCTAGTCTTGGGCATTGGTGTGATTGGCGTAATCCTCATGATAACGGTGAAGTAACATGGAAAAGATTGAAGAACAGCAACACAAATTAGAACAGGAAATGGCAGCTAGTGCGTCCAAGGGCGCATTGGTTGAAAAAATCGTGTTTGCTGGTGTGCCAATCTTGTTCTCTTGCGTTGTGTATTTAATGAACTCGCTTTCCAACGCGAACAACGAAATAATACAACTAAAGTCTAAGATAGCCGTGGTGGTTAATAGCGAAAACAAGGCTATTCCAACGCAAGGTACGACTATTGAGATGGCAGAAATACGCGAAAAACTTAGCATGAGAATTGACCAAGTTGAACGCGATGCCGCTCTTGCCCGTGCCAATATGACTTTAGATCGTGAGCGCCAATTGTCCGAAAGTAATAAGGTTCGGCTGGAAATGACGGCTGATGCCGCTGCCGCCAGAGCATTGATTAGGGCTGATTTAACGCTTGCCATACAAAAGTTAGGTGAAGCATTGGGTGATAAAATTGATGCAATAGAAAAGGCTGCGGCTCTTGCACGGGCAGAACTGGATAAACGGTTAACTCTTCTGGAAAAGGGAAAATAAATGGACATCCTTAAAACTTTTGGCCCTCTGATTGGGTCCGTTGCCCCTACGATTGCTACGGCTCTTGGTGGACCTATCGCTGGCATGGCGGTTAAAGCTGTATCAAATGCCCTCTTCGGCCATGAGAATGGCACCGAGGACGACATTATGTCGGCTCTTGCCAATCCTACTGGCGATCAGTTGGCTGCGCTTAAAAAGATTGACGCCGACTTCAAAGTTCAAATGAAATCTTTGGACATTGATTTGGAACGTATCTCTGAACAGGATCGCGATTCAGCCCGTAATATGCAGATCGCAACCCGCGACTGGATCCCCCGCGTATTGGCTGTGGGCGTCACGCTGGGCTTCTTCGGCATTATTGCGTACATCCTGCACTTTGGCCTTCCAGCCACGGGCGGTGAAGCATTGCTTATGCTGATCGGTACGCTCGGGACTGCATGGACAAGCGTCATGGGTTTTTATTTTGGCTCTTCTGCTGGGTCCAAACAAAAGACCGATGCACTCACGGCTTCTTTGGGGAATAAACAATGAAAGAAAATTTCGAAAAATGTTTTGCTCTTATTCTAAAAGAAGAGGGCGGCTACGTTAACGATCCAAAAGATCCGGGCGGAATGACAAACCTCGGCGTAACAAAACGCGCATGGGAGGCTTACGTCGGACATGAAGTCGACGAGGCGACGATGCGTGGCCTCACACCCGAGCTTGTCATGCCGTTTTATAAATCTTTGTACTGGGACAAAAACAAAGGTGATTTGCTTCCTTCTGGCGTCGATTATGCATTGTTCGATTTTGAAGTAAACTCCGGCGATGGCCGAGCCGCAAAAGTTCTTCAGGCTTGCGTTGGCGCGGTTCAAGATGGAATCATCGGCGATGGAACATTATCACTGGTCAACTCGTACGATCCCATTGACTTATCCGCGCAAATCTGCGATAATAGGCTTGCCTTTTTGCAATCTTTGCCGGGTTGGTCTCATGATGGCCATGGCTGGAGCAACCGGGTTGCATTTGTAAAAGAAACTGCTGCAAAAATGGTTGGATAGTCATGGATTACAATACCTACGTCCAGCAGATAGCAACAATGGCAGTTGTCCCAACAACGGACACAAACTTTCAAATCATTTTGCCTCAAATGATTTCTTATGCCGAACTGCGGATGCAGCGTGATCTTGATTTCCTTTCAACCCAAATCAGCAATTCATCTTATTCTTTTACGCAAGGCAATGGGACTTTAACAATTCCGACTTCTCAATTCGTCGTTATGGAAACATTTGAAGTAATTGACAATTCAGGAAACTCTTCTGCTCTTCTGCCAGTCGGAAAAGAATTTATTCAAAATGTATATGGCACAGGTTCAACGCAAGGGCTTCCGCAATACTTTGCTGTTTATGGCGGCGACTCTGCGACAACTGGTTTAACTAGTCAAAATATGATCGTTGGCCCTATACCGGATTCGACTTATTCCGTTCGCTTGACAGGAACAGTTCGTTCTGCTCCGTTATCTGCAACGAACACGCAAACCTACATTTCTGTCTACTTGCCGGATATGTTGATCATGGCTTCCATGATTTATATATCGGCTTACCAACGTAACTTTGGTCGGTTGAACGACGACCCAGCCATGGCTCAAACTTATGAAAGCCAATACCAAGGATTGCTCAAAAGCGCCATGGTCGAAGAGAATCGCAAAAAATTTGAATCCGCTGCATGGACGCCTTATTCTCCTGCACCTTTTGCCTCGCCAACGAGGTAACAAATGCCTCATAATACGATTAAGCTGAAACCCGGCGTCGAAACCAACACCACTCCTGCGTTGAATGAGGCGGCATATTCATCGTCTCAGCTTGTTCGTTTTTTGCCTGAACGAAATGGTTATGGATTGGCGCAAAAGCTTGGCGGCTGGGTAGCTTATTTTGCTGCGGCAATTACTTCTAAAATTCGGGCGCTTAAAGGATGGGCGGATCTTAATGCCATTAATCATCTTGGTATTGGCGCTGAAACATCACTTACCGTTTTAACAAACAACACGCTTATTAATATAACACCTCAAACGACTGTTACTAATTCGACGCCTAATTTTACGGCAACAAACGGATCAAATGTCGTTCAAGTTGTTGATTACGGTCTTATTGCTTCCACATTAGATTATGTTGATTATGTCACTCCTGTTGCTGTGGGCGGATTGGTTTTAACTGGTCCTTATCCTATTTATTCGGCAACTGCTGCGGTCACCGCCGCAACAAGCACAACAAGCGGCAATGGAACAACGGCAACGATTACGTTTCCAACGCAATCTGTTGCGCCTCCTGCTAATTCAATTATTTTGATCAGCGGCGTTACCCCATTGCAATATAACGGATCTTGGACAGTTATCTCTTCGTCCACGACATCCGTTACATTTGCAAGCACCGCAACAGGGTCTCAAACTGTTGCTGGAACTATTCAATATGGCGCAAACTATTCAATTCAAGCAGCGAGCAACGCAACTGCCTCGCCTTATACGCCGGGCGTTTCATATTATTTTACCACAACGAGTGGTTCATCAATCATAACTTGTACACTTGCCAACCACGGATACAGCGCTGGAAATCAATTTTACATTGGCGTGTCAACAACGGTTGGTGGCGTAACCCTGTTTGGGCTTTATACTGTTTTAACAGTTACTTCGAGCAGCGTATTTACGTTTTCTGCCCAAAATACAGCAACCAGCGGCGCGAGCGTATATATTAATGGCGGAAATATCCAAGCTACTTTTTATATTGCTCAAGGCCCACAGGCTACTAGCACAGGCTTTGGCGTAGGTGGCTTTGGTGTTGGTGGCTTTGGTGTTGGTACTACACAACCTAGCGTTCCTGGAACGCCGATCACGGCAACTGATTGGACGCTTGATAACTTTGGTCAAGATTTAATTGCTTGCCCTGCGGGTGGTGCAATCTATTATTGGGATCCAAGCGGTCAATTACAAAATGCACAGATTGTTGGCGGAAATTGTCCGTTAGTAAACAGCGGCGCATTTGTTGCGATGCCAGAGCGCCAAGTGATTGCTTATGGCTCTTCATTTACATTATCACCTGATCCGCTTTTGGTTAGGTGGTCAGACATTGGTGACTTCACGCAATGGATTGCGACCCCCACAAATCAGGCGGGGTCTTACCGTATTCCAACGGGATCCAAAATCGTTGCAGGTGTTCAAGCTTCGCAACAAGGTCTTTTGTGGACCGATTTAGACCTTTGGGCAATGCAATATATTGGCGCACCATTGGTTTACGGGTTCAACAAAATTGGCTCCAATTGCGGAGCAGTATCGCGCCATTGCTCAGGCCAATTAAATGGCGCTGTCTACTGGATGAGCCAAAAACAATTCTTCATGATGGTTGGCTCAGGTGTTCAATCTATCCCGTGCCCAATTTGGGACGTTATTTTTCAAAACATTAATACGTCATATCTTTATAAGGTTGCTTGCGGCGTAAATAGCCAATTCAATGAGATTACATGGTACTATCCATCCGCATCATCCACCGAGAATGATAGCTATGTTAAATACAATACGGTTCTCCAGCAGTGGGATTTTGGGACTTTGGGTCGTACTGCTTGGATTGATCAATCTGTCCTTGGGCCTCCTATTGGTGCTGGGTCTGATAATTACTTATATCAGCACGAGGTAGGCAACGACGCGGCCAATGGCACCCAAACAACGGCCATGCTGTCGTCTTTCCAAACAGGTTATTTTGAACTCAATGAAGCTGATAACTTGATCTTTATCGATCAAATATGGCCCGACATGAAATGGGGTACGTATTCCGGCAACCCTAATGCTACGGTGCAGATTACATTTTACGTTACCAATTACCCTGGCGATACGCCTGTTCAGTATGGCCCATACACGATGACGCAAGCGACAGAATATATATCCGTTCGGATCAGGGCGCGTTTGATGGCTTTTAATATATCGTCCAACGACGTTGGCACGTTCTGGCGGCTTGGTGCGATCCGGTATCGCTATCAGATTGACGGGAGGTTCTAATGGCTTCACTTGACGATATTCTTACGACTCAAAAAAACGGTGTTCAAGGAATCAATGGTTTAAACCATACAACGCAAAATCTTGCGGGTACTGTAAATAGCTATGAAATATCGGCGTCAACTTATTTGGCAACTGCTGCGGGCTGGATGGCTAAAGTAAGCGTTATTGTTGCGGGTTCCACAACTGGGACCATATATGATGCCAATTCTGTTGGAACTGCCGTAACAGGCGTTCGCCTTGCCATCATCCCTAACACGGTTGGTATTTACACCATTAATATGCCCGTCAACAAAGGTATTGTTATCACCCCCGGCACAGGCATGATTGTTGCCGTGTCATATAGTTGAGGTCGTCATGCCATTAACTCCCGGTAAATCACAAAAGACGATCAGCCATAACATTTCCGAGATGATCCATGCGGGTCACCCTCGCGATCAAGCAATCGCTGCGGCGCTGAACACCGCTCGTCACACGAAAGCGACTGGTGGCGGGTTGTATGCAAATATTCACGCCAAGCAACAGCGCATCGCCCATGGTTCAAAAGAACACATGCGTAAACCCGGTTCAAAAGGCGCACCGACCGATGAAGCATTTGCGGCATCTGCTCGCACAGCAAAAGCCGAAGGTGGGCCATTCGCCGACATGAGCTACGACAAAGGCGACATGTCTTACACAAAATCAAATTTTCCGATTCAGCATCAGTTCCATGAAGGTCCGATCCATTCTCCGGTCGCAGGACGCACGGACCATTTGCCAATGACGGTGGCCTCTGGTTCATACGTCATCCCTGCCGACATCATCGGCGCAATGGGCGAAGGCAACACGATGGCCGGGTTCAAAATTGCTCGGCGAATGTTCAGCTCTCCGCCTTATTTCAATAAACAAAAACAACCCTACGCTCCTGGCTCCGCGCCTTATGCGGAAGGCAAACCATACGGCGCTCGCGCGAGCGGCGGGAAAACTCCAGTCGAAATCGTCGCGGCTGGCGGAGAATACGTAATTTCTCCAGAAGACGTTACGCACCTTGGAGGAGGCGACATCGACCATGGTCATGAGATCTTGGACGAGTTCGTAAAAGGCTACCGTAAAAAGACGATCGATACGTTGAAGAAACTTCCTGGACCAAAGAGGGATTGAGTCAAATGGAAAATGAACTGAATGTCAGGGTCGGGACACCCGAAGACGTGGACGGAATGATGCAGCTTGCGCTTGCAGCTTGCGAAGAAAATGGACTGACGAATCCGAATCCAGCAAAATTGCTGAATGAGATTTGGGCCGGGTTGACGAGGCAATATGGTATTGTTGGGATCATTGGTCGCTCCGGCGAGCAATTCGAGGCAGCTATTTTGCTCAGAACGGAACCTTTGTGGTATTCTGATGATTTAACGATTGTCGAACGTGCGATTTTCGTTCATCCTGACTTCCGCAGTGCAAAAGGTGGTCGAGCGAGAAAACTTTGCGAATTTGCGAAACAAACCGCAGAGGTTCTTCAGATCCCACTTGTTATTGGAATTCTCAGCTCCCAGCGAGTCGAAGGTAAAGTTCGGCTTTATGAGAGACAGTTTGGGCCTCAGTCTGGGGC